GACGTCCACATGTCTAGCTTTAAGGTCAGTTCAAACGGCACTGGCATGAGTCGATCTATCGTGAATGCATTGCCTTGTGTGGTTTCGTAGGTGTCAGTCATGCTGTCATAGGTTCGTTGTCGTACCTGGATGGTGCTGACAAAGTTGGGTTCTTGGATCATGGCACGATTGTATTTGAGATCGGTGATGTAAAAAGTCATCAACGGAGTGCTAGGCAATTCATTGGCGCTGTTCTGTTGTATAATGGTCTGTGCCTGGCGACTGCTGTCACCATAACGAACCGGAACACGTACTAGGGTATCGTTTTTACCTTCTTCGTTGCGGCCGTACTCGACCTGGAAGTTACTAAAAATCCTGGCAAACTGCAACAAAAAACGACGTATTTGTTCATCATAAAAAAACTGTGTAGTTGCCATGGTTATCCTGGTGGTCTTGGGTTGGGTGGTGTGATATTGCCGCCTTGATCACCGTTATCAGCTAGCGGTCTAAGTATCTGGCTGAGACTTTGACGACTTGGAATGTTGCCCAGGTCTGTGGTGCTCACTGTATATGTATTGTTCACGAAGCTGTTGCGTAAAGTTTCTGCGGCTGGTGCCAAGTCAAGATCAGTACGCACTGCGGATTCTATAGCTACCCAACGGCTGCCGTTGTAACGGAATAGTCGATTGGGCGAGTAATCCAATCTTAAAGCATAAGCGCCAACTGTGGGATTGGGTGGAAAACTCACACCTGGAACAACTGGTAATCCATTCGGTGGCAACAAGTATCCAGTTTCTGGATCGTACCCACCTGTGAGGTAGCCCATGGTGTAACCAAAACTGCTAGGACTAGTACCCTCACCTTCTTGTGTACCACTAGAAGACACAGATCCATCGCTGGCCACAATGCCTGCACTGGCTGGATCACCATAGGGAGTGGTCGGTAATATGTAAAACTTTGTGGTATCGTATCCACTGAACGGAACATCCACTTGTGCCTGTGCCAATAATGCATCATTGATTTCTAGGTCTCGGGGTCGAGTACTCATACGATCACCTACGGTGGCAGGATCGGTGATAGGAGTCCAGTATGTGGTATCAGTCACAGGAGTTCCAGGCGGAACATTGCCCTTGCTGATGTAATAATTGTCGCCGTCCAGCACAGTAAATCCACCTGGATAAAAATTTCCTGGATCCCAAATGTTGTCGGGCATGAAAGGTTTGTTGACAATCTGTTGGAACTCTTGGGCATTGACCATGGGAGTGGCTTTCACACGCCAGATATGTGGCAACCAGGTCTGACTGAATCCTTCGGTAGCATACGACCCATCCTGTATCACATAGTATTTGGGCAAGGGTAACGGTATAGTTGGATCTAGGGGATAATAATCTTTGAGATTGGGCAACTCTAACACATCGCCTGACATGAGTTTGCGACCAAACGCATCAATCATGTAGTTGTAATGGAACGTGATAAACAGGGTATCGTTGTTCAGGAACAGGCCAAATTGTGTAAGATCAAAGTCGATGTCCTGTTGTCGATAAACACCGCGCATGATGTACACATCAGGATCATAGGCTCTATCTCTGTTTTCTAATAATAGTAAATCCTCAATGTACAAAGGATTTAAGCTGTCGTAAACCGGTAATGTAGCGTCGTTATTGCCGGGATTCTCACTTTCATCCAGGATAGGGCCTAGGTATTTGTGGACGTAGACATCTACTCCACCTACTGTGTACATCTCTTTGATAGTGCGATCAAAGAATTGATAGTCATTGGTTCGATTAGGACGATAAAGGCTCAGGCGTGGCATAGTCAAGTATTTACCGCAAAGTTTAACCAAAAATTCAAAACAGGATAAAATACTATATGGAACAGATACAAGAACGTTTGAAACAAGCAGAACGACAGATTGCTGGTGTACGGAGCCGGGTGGCCAGAAGAGATTTAGTTAAAATGCTTAAACCTATAACCACGGTGCTGAACAAACTCAGTCAGGAAAGTGTAGAATGTCGCAGGCTACATCGAGCCACTGCCCGTTATCAAATACTGGAACAAGAAGCTGAAAATTTGGTTAAAAACTTGGAAAAATACTTGATCTTTGCCTGTTTGCTTGGCGGTTGACTACAAACAAACTCAGTGTTACAATTAACAATCATGATATCAAGGATACCCAATGGTAAAAACTAAAAAACCCACAGCAGAAATCAAACTACTAAATCCCAAAAGTGCCGATGTAAAATACACTGGTTCTGAACCTGCTTGGAAGTTAGTACTGACTGATGGAGATAGAACCAGTGCCATGCTCAAGGCTTTCACTTGGTACAACTATCACTACGGTAAAAAAGATGCCAAAGACATGATAGCCCATTGGCTTGAGCACAACGACAGACCTAAAGACGCTAAACTCATAAGAGGTATTCCGGACAGCCAAATCCGTAGTACCACAGCCTGGGTATGCAGAATGAACTTGATTGGCTTGGCCTTGAGCGAACACGAACTCAGCGTGATTGACGGCCAGATTAGTGACATGATGCGTATCAAACAAGAAGTGGTTCGAGTTGTAAGTGAAGAAGAAACCACACAAGCCCGATTGACCATTCAAGATCATTTGCGTGAACGCATGAGTGAGTGTGCTGGTGAACTGGAAGGCATGTTTGATGATTTCCTGCAACAAGGAGCAAAGCTGACAGCCGAGTTCAAACCCATGTCACACATCCGTGGTAGGAATGTGGCACCACAGATGATTGGCACTATCAGTGCCATCTGGAAAGATCGATTAGCCGAGTTTGAAGAAACTGTGGAAGGACGTGACGCAGATCTAGTGGAAGCATATGGTCATTTATCCAAGATACAGTTGCGTAATTGCGTAAAATTCTGCGAACTGGTGATCAATGACTGTGCCAGTTATGTTCAGATCAAGAAAGTAGAACGCAAACCGCGTGCCAAGAAAGCCATAAGCCCTGAAAAGTTATCCAGCAAGTTCAAGTATCTCAAGGACTTTGTAGAACTCAAATTAGTATCAGAAGCACCAGCTAGCCTGGTCAATGCCAGTGAAGCCTGGTTATACGATACCAAGAAACGCAAATTGATCCACGTCGTGGCTGATACCCATGTAGGTTCATTCACAATCAAAGGAACCAGCATTGTGGCTTTTGATGCTGTCAACAGCTCACAGAAGACTCTACGCAAACCAGCTGAACAGATCAAATCTATTGTTTCAGTTGGAAAACCTGCGGCACGAAAAGTGTACAAAGATATAAAAAGCACAGAAATTAAATTTAACGGACGTGGCAACGAGAACTTGATCATACTCAAGTCCTGGTAGTATTCTTGATAAATACTTGTACTGGAGCAATCTTATGAGTATTCAATCTGAATCAAGTTTAGAAACACTAAAACAAAATCTATTCCAATATGTGCGTTATCAGCTGGGCGACGGCATCATTGATCTAGAACTTGATGCTGAACACTACGAAGCAGCCTACAGAAGCACAGTTGGAACCTATCGTCAGCGGGCACAAAACGCCTACGAAGAAAGCTACACATTCATGGAGCTGGTGACCAACGTCAACATCTATGAATTACCACAGGAAGTTTATAGTGTGCGACAGATATTCCGCAGAACATTTGGTGACAGCACTGGGCCATTTGCCAGTAACTTTGATCCATTTAGCCAGGCAAGTTTGAATGTATATCTAATGAATTTTAATGTGGCAGGTGGACTTGCTACCTTTGACTTTTATAGCCAGTATGTGGAATTGGCCGGACGTATGTTTGGTGCTTACATGAACTACACATTCAACCCTGTGACCAAAAAACTACAGTTAGTCCGTGATCCCAAAGGTACTGGGGAAGCTGTTTTACTTTGGACCTACAACTACAAACCTGAATTCAACATGCTAAGTGATCCCCTAATCAGTCAGTGGATGCGTAACTACATGACTGGAAACTGCAAGCTCATAATTGGCGAAGCAAGAGAAAAATTTGGCACCATAGCAGGACCACAGGGCGGCGGAACCCTAAACGGTACAGCCATGAAAGCTGAAGGTCTAGCCATAATGGAAAAAAGCGTTGAAGAACTCAAGAACTATGTGGATGGAAGCCAACCTCTTAGCTGGGTCATAGGCTAACCTTTTTACAACACAGCAACTGAAATTTCTGTTATACTAGCAGTATGGCAGACTTAATGATAGACCTAGAAGGATTGGGCACAGGACCGGACACCACGATATTGACTATTGCGGCCCAGAGTTTTGATCCATTTGGTTCCGGCTACTGTGAACCAAAATATTATGCCAGGATTAGCCTGGAAAGCCAACCCGATCGTAGCATACAACAAAGCACCATAGACTGGTGGGCAACTCAACCTGCCGCGGCCAAAGATGAAGCCTTTGCCGAACAAGATCGAATACCGTTAGATCAAGCACTAGATGAATTGGGTCGATTGATCTGGCACAGCAAAAGGATCTGGGCACAAGGTCCCACATACGACTGTAACATCCTGGAACATGCCTACAAGAGCTATGGCAAACCTATACCCTGGCAATTTTATGCTGTGCGTGACAGCCGTACTGTGTTTAGTTTATGGCCTGGACTGCCCAAGCCAGCCACCAGCCACCATGCACTAGAAGACTGCCGCAGGCAAATTGCACTATTACAAACAACTTTACAACACTTTAACATAAAGGAAATGGCATGATTCTTGGCATCTGTGGCTTGATCGGCGCTGGCAAAGACACTATAGCAGATTATCTAGTAAACATACACGAATTTAAAAGAGAAAGTTTTGCTAACACACTCAAAGATGCTGTGGCCCATGTGTTTGGTTGGGATCGAGAACTACTCGAAGGTCGTACCAAACAGAGCCGTGCCTGGCGAGAACAGCGTGACGAGTGGTGGAGCGATCGTTTGGGCATGGCGATAACACCCAGGTGGGTGCTACAGTACTGGGGAACTGAAGTTGCCAGACGTAGCTTCCACGATGATATTTGGATTGCCAGTCTAGAAAACAAATTGCGTAAAATAACCGATGATGTGGTCATAAGCGACTGTAGATTTCCTAACGAAATTGCGTCTATAAAATCGGCTGGTGGGCGTGTGGTCCGTGTGGTCCGTGGACCTGATCCTGAATGGTATCCCCTGGCTCTAGCTGTGAACGAAGGGCAGAAAAATATCACCTGGAGACGTAGTAAAATCTCCTTGGAAAAGTTTAATATCCATGCCAGCGAAACTGCCTGGATTGGCACCGAGTTCGATGCCGTGATCGAAAATAACTCCAGCCTGGATGCGCTATATCAGCAGATCACACATCTGGTTCAAGATCTCCCGGACGCCAAGGCAGAGTAGATTTAGCTACCTCAATCACGCAATTCTGGCACACGGTTTTTAAATTACGAACAGAGACATTGTTCATGTCTCCATCTGCATGATACACCAATAACTGTGCGGCATACTTGGCTCTAAATCCACATCTATCACAAGCGGGTTTTTTCTTATAGCCTGCGGTTTGCCATCTAGCAATAGGTGGCTTGATCCGTTGGTTTTTCTTGATACAGTGCTCGCACCGACTACGATAATGAACCTGCTCATCACGATAGTAATTTACAGCACAAAATCTTTGTTTACACACCGAACATAACGGTCTTTTCATGCTGTATTTAAGTTAAACCTTTGCAAAGGGCAGGCAACCCACGTTCTTTTTATCATAAGCCATAAATATCTATACTAGAAAAAAGGATTTTGATATGGCTCTAATATCCCCCGGTGTACAAGTTACTATAATTGATCAAAGCAATTATATCCCAGGCGCTACCAATTCGGTACCGTTCGTTTTATTGGCAACAGCTCAGAACAAAGTTTCTGGCGCTGGCGTTGGTGTAGCTTCAGGCACACTGGCTGCTAATGCAAACAAAACTTATTTAATGACAAGTCAGAGAGACTTGCTCAACACCTTTGGTGTTCCGTTCTTTTACAATACTACAGCTGGTACTCCGATCAACGGATACGAGCTTAATGAATACGGCTTATTGGCCGCTTACAGCGCATTGGGTATTACCAACCAATGTTATGTACAGCGTGTTGATATTGACCTGGCTGCCCTTACTGCTAGTTTGACTAGACCGTTAGGTGCTCCAAACAACAACACCTACTGGTTAGATTCAGTCAATTCCAATTGGGGAATTTTTGAGTGGAACTTGACCACTGGTGCGTTCAGCAACAAAATTCCTAGTGTTATTACCAGCACAGCCAATTTGGTAACTAACGAAGCAATACCAGTGCAAAGTTATGGCAGCATTGGTGACTATGTAGTAGTTGGCGGTGGAGTACAAAGTGCTGATGTTGCTGGCGCACTACAAAATCCTGAATACTACAAGCGTGGCGGTCCAACTAGTACACAAACAAGTTCAGCCACATTAAGCGGTTTATATAACACCTGGGTAGCGGTTGGCACCAATGATTGGAAAACCGCCTGGCCTACAATCACTGGCACACTGTCACCTTCTGAATTGACTGCTAATAATACAATTATCATCAACAACACCGACACAGTCACGGTTCCAGTATCAGCCAATAACACACCAACTGGTTTATCCACAGCAATTAACACAGCCGCAATTGACGGTGTTTATTCTGCTGTGATCGGTGGTGCATTGTTTATCTATGCAGATGGTAACTCAACCGGATACACTGGTGCTGTCACAAGTGGTAGTGCTAATGCATCAACTGGCATTGCTACCTTGACATTTACTAACGCAGGAAACGCTGTACCTAATCCATATCCAGTTGGTAGTACTATTACCATTACAGGTACAACTGCTGGCACATACGATGGCACTTTTGATGTTGTCGCCGCAAGTAATACCACAGTTAGTTTTGCAACCACATCTAGTGGCAGCGTCAGTGCTGGTACCATCGAATGGTTTGGCAGCGTCAGTATTACTAACGGCACAGGAACCCCACTAACTACATTGGGTATCAATAAAGGTGCGTATGCAACTCCTGAATACCAAGCAAGTCCAAGCTATCAAAATCCACGTTGGAATAGTTCGAGCACGATTCCATTCCCAACTGGTTCGGTATGGCAGAAAACAAACAATGTAAACTTGGGCACCAATTTAATAGTCAAGAAATACAATTCAACACTGGGCACATTTGTGCAACAAAATTGTCCGGTGTTCACCACAGATGCTGCTGCGTTGTATTCACTAGACCCAGCTGGTGGTGGTGCTAACATTCCTGTTGGCGCAACTTATGCTCAAGTCGATCCATACGGTGATGGTACTGGCGCATTCATGATTTGGGAACGCTATATTTTAGGCGCCACTAATGTGACTGGTTATGTAGTTCCAAGTGGGTTTACTAGCGGTGATACATTTACGATCAGTGCTACTGAATCTGGCAGTGCTTCTTTAAACACCGCCACAGCAGAATTGACTGGTACTGATGTATCAGACTTTATTGCTGCAGTCAGTGCCGCAGCAGTTCCTTATGTAAGTGCCACGGTTGACAGTAGTGGTTTTGTTGTGTTTACACACAGCCAAGGTGGCGACATCCAACTCACTGACGTAGATGGTACTCCAGTGGGCGATGCAGGTTTTGCTACTGGTCAAAGTATCCGAGGCTTGACTGCCTTAAATGTAACCAACACTGATACATTAGTTCTCAGTAACTGGGTAAGTTATCCAACATTTAGTTATACAACAAGTGCGACTGCTCCAGATCAAAATCCTGACAACGGTACTTACTGGTATTACAGCGATCCAACACAAGTGGATATCATGATCCAGGATGGTGGACTGTGGAGAGGTTATCAAACTGTGACTAACGATATACGTGGTTACAATCTCAGTGACACTAATGCCAGCGGTCCAATCATTGCTGCCGCAGCACCAACCACACAAAATGACACAGCACTAAGTCCTTTGGTATACGGTGATTTGTGGATCAACACAAGCAATCTTGAATTATATCCGGTAATCAATCGTTGGGAAAATGTCGACGGCACTGATCAATGGGTACAGATTGACAACAGCAATCAAACCACACAAAGTGGTGTGCTATTCGCTGATGCTAGATGGGCACCAAATGGAACTACAGATCCTGTAAGTGATCCATTGCCAACTATCATAAGTTT